TTCTGTGATCACTATATCTTATTACTCTACTTGTATATACTGGTTCTCCGTCAGCACTTTCTATTTCGGTTACTTCTATGGCAGTATAAAGTGTTCGCATATCACTAGACGAACTTCCTATTCTTATTGGACTAACTCCACTTGTTTTAACCGTCATCTATAGAGATATTTTTATCTATTTATCATGTATTTAGCGTAAGGTATTGCCATTAGATCATCAAGTTCATTATATTCTACAACATACAACTGTCCTGCAAGTTCATTCCATGTATAATTCCTTGGTTGTTGCCAATGAAAGTTAATACCTTTGAAACCCCATTGCTCCAATGATGTGCAGGCCACTAAAGGATGTTGATCGTATTGAAGGTCAGGTGTTTTTGGATTATATACAAACGTATAGAATTTTCCTACGTCAGGTACAGGTGTTACAGTACCACTCAGAGCATCCATGATTATCAGCATTAAGTCTTCTGGATCATTTGTTTCTGATAATTCTTCTTTAATTAATTCTATACGATTGGATGGATGTGCTGGATCTGGATCACTAAACCCGAAACTATCTGTCATTATTTGATACCTAGTTCTTTTTCTGTGATGATCTTAAATTCAATACGATTGTCCTTACAAAATTCATCTGCTGCTTTCCACTTTGCTTGATTGACAGCATAGGTTTGGCATTCATAGATGTATGATTTAGTCACTCTCTTTCTTGGTTTGGGTGGAAGGGTTTGTTTCTTTGGTTTAACTTCAACAACATAACTCTTAATTTTATTATTACTTTCTTTTACTTTAATTAGGTAGTCTGGATAATACTTATGAACTCTATTATCTTTTGGAGAAATATATGGTATACAAAATTCTTCTGAAGCCCAAGAAACTATATTGTCATTTCTATCACACCACTGGCAAAACTTTCTTTCCCAACTACTACGACAGATAATATTGTTAGGATTGCCCTGATATTTCTTTGGATTGGAAGGTTTATACCTACTTTTAATACTTTCTCCCATTATCTCATATACATAATATATAAGGTCAAATAGTATTTATAAATGGCTTCCATACACCCAAGAGCAAGAACTATAGCAGAAGTCAAGGCAAACTTATTGAATCCTGCTCAGACTTCGCAGTTTCAAGTAAACATTGGAGTACCACAAGGAAGAGAATTTAACTCTTTCTTAAATCAGAATGATACAAATTATAGACAAGATCAATTAAACTTATTATGTTCTGAGGCATCACTACCAGGATCTCAATTAGCAACCACAGAAATGACTGGTGATTTTACTGGAGTAACAGAGAGACATGCATATCGTAGAATGTATGATGATCGTATTGATTTAACTTTCTATTGTGATGCTGATCAATATCTACCAATCAGATTTTTCGAGTCATGGATTAGATTTATAATGAATGAAAATGATGAAGAGAATTTTACTGGTAGTACAAAGAAAAGAAACTTTTTTTATAGAGCATCATTTCCAAATGACTATAAAGGATCATTAGAAGTTACAAAGTTTGAAAAGAATATAAACTCAAGAAGAAAAGTAAAACCTCTTTCCTATGGGTTTGTTAATTGTTTTCCTCTTGCGATTAATTCCATGCCAGTTTCTTATGATGCATCTGATTTATTAAAGTGTACAGTCTCGATGACATATAGTAGATACTATCTGGATAAAACTAGAGGTGGATTATTTGATATGTTTGATCCAAGAACTCAGGCAGATCTAAACGGACAAGCATTCCAAGCACTTAATGCTGGACTTAGAGCTCTTGATTTAGATGATACACTAGTAGGTGGTGTTGCTAGGAGTTTTGCTTCTAACCTCATCTAGATAAACCTGCTATATAAATATACGACTTGTTATAAAACATTATGCCATTACCAAAAATTGCTACCCCAACTTATGAACTTGAGTTGCCATCCACTGGAAAAACTATACAGTATAGACCATTTCTAGTTAAGGAAGAAAAGTTACTTGTTATTGCTTTGGAGAGTGAAGATACAAAACAAATTACTACTGCTATTAAAGCTGTCTTAAGAAATTGTATTCTTACAAAAGGAGTTAAGGTTGAGGCACTTCCCACATTTGACATTGAATTTTTATTCTTAAACATCAGAGGTAAATCTGTTGGAGAAGATCTTGAAGTTAATATTATCTGTCCTGATGATGGTAAAACAAGTGTCCCTGTAAGTATTAATCTTGATGATATTGTAGTACAGAAAAGTGAGAATCATACTAATCAAATTAAACTTGATACAAAGATTATGATGGAGATGAAGTACCCATCTCTTGATGAATTTATTAAAAATAATTTTGATTTTAATGATACTAATCAAATGGATCAGTCATTTAAATTGATTGCATCTTGTATTGATAAGATCTATACAGAAGATGATGTATGGGCTTCTGAAGACTGTACTAAGAAAGAGATGAATGATTTTCTTGAGTCAATGAATTCTCAACAGTTTAAGGAGATTGAAGCATTTTTTACAACAATGCCTAAATTATCTCATACTATTAAGGTAACGAATCCAGAAACAAAAGTTGAAAGTGATGTTGTGCTTGAGGGATTAGCGTCTTTTTTCGGGTAGGCATGGTATACATGAGTCTGGAAAATTACTTCAGACTTAATTTTGCTTTGATGCAGTACCATAAATATAGCCTGACAGAGATTGAAAACTGGATGCCTTGGGAACGAGACATCTATGTTGGTTTATTAAAACAACACCTTGAGGATGAAGAACTAAAGAGGAACCAGCAGAAATCTAATGCCTAAAGGAAGACCAAATTCATATGCAGGAGGAGGCTTTATACAGTCTATGAGGGAGAAACACGAACCTCATATGAAGCTTGCTGGTAAAGTTGAGAGCCTTGAAAAAAATATTCCTATTGAACTTGCTCAATTACATAAGACATTAAGTAAGTCCTTTGGAATGCAAAGGAAAACTTTAGCACGGGTTCTTGGACTTGAAAAAAAACTTTCTCAATTAGAGTCAGAAGTTGCAGCAGCAGAAGCATCAAGAGAAGAAGCAAGAGAAGCAGCAGAAGAAGCAGTTGAAGCAGCAGAAGAATTAGAAAAAGAATTGGGTGATGAGGATGAGATACCTGAAGAGTTGGATAATGTTTTAGATGATATACGTGGAGAGGAAACTGAAGAAGAAGTAGGTGGAGAGGAATCATCAGGAACACCAGGAGTTGCCACTAAGATTGATCCACCAAAGACAACACCAAAGAAAAAGAAAAAAAGACCAAGGATAAAGATTAGAAAAACAAAGATAAGTGCTGCAGATATAAAGAAAGGAACTCCATTTGATGAAGGGTATGCATCACGAGTGATGGGTCAAGATGACAAAGGAGAATATTTAAGTAAGGAAGAAAGAATAAGAAGGTTTAAGGGTGAACCACTAGCAAAACCTGATGACCTTAAACCAGGTGATACAGAGACTTCTGCTGCAGAAACTTCTGATGCAGAAGTAGATACGGAAAAATCACAAGAAGGATTAGTATCAATACTTAAATCAATTTCATCTTCAGTTGATGGTATTAAAGAAACTTTAATAGGTCAGGCAGAAGTTAGTAAAGAACAAACTGATTTTTTAAGAAGACAGCAAGAGAATAAGAAGAGAGATAAAAAAGAGAGTGGTTTAGAAAAAATGATGGGTGGTGTAAAGAAGGTAGCATCCACTGCTCTTAAACCAGTGATGAGTATATGGGAAAAGATAGTTAATTTCTTGACCAATGTTTTATTTGGAAAAGTTGTAATGGATCTGTTTTCATGGTTTAGTAATCCTGCAAATAAAGATAAAGTTACTTCTATCTTTAGGTTTATCAAGGATTGGTGGCCTCTTTTGGTTGCAGGTATTATGGCTTTTGTTGGACCAGGAGTTACATTTGTAGTAGGAGCAATAGCATTATTGACATGGGGTATACCAAAAATAGTTGATGCAGTTAAATCAATCTTTGGATTTGGTTCTAAAATTGATAAAGAGTTGGAGAAAGGTGAGTCTGATGCACTCAAAGACAGTGAAGATTTAGAATCAGGAATGGATTCTGAATTGAAAGCACAGTTAGATGATAAACAAAAAAATACAGAGCAACCACAAGAACTTAAACAGACTGAGCAAGCAGCAGAAGATACTAAAAAAGAAACAGAAGCATTGGGTATGAATAAAGGAGGAGAAGTTCCTGGTACTGGTGATAAAGATACAGTTCCTGCGATGCTAACTCCTGGTGAGTTTGTTATGTCTAAGGATGCTGTAGAACAATATGGTGTTGATACTATGGAGGGATTGAATGCTGCTGCTGGTGGAACAAATATTCCAACATTAATGGGTGGATTTAATGAAGGTGGTAAGGTTCAAACTATGAGTGAAAAGTTAGGACATACTAGGGGTACCGTAACTGATCCAAAAGAGAAAAAAGCACAAGAAGATTATATGCTTGAGTGGGTTAATAAAGAACGAGTAGAATTTTTGGGATTACCTCCTTTAGATAAACTAACTTATGCTCAAGGTGTGGAACTCACACAGATGATGGGACCAGGTCCAAAAACAACAGAAACATCAGATACTCATTTTGATTTTGATAATATGCTTAAGACTACAACAAGATCAAAAACAAGAGGTGATGAAAGTATTTCTGAAATGTCAGTAGGTATATTAACAGAAGAAGATAAGCAGGATTATCTTGCATCAAACCCTAGTGCAAGACTTGCACAAGACCTTAAGGATCAGTTTGAATTAGATAATTTAGGTGCTAGTATATCTGCAAGTGCAAAAATGAATGGTGGTGGTTTAGTTCCAGCATTTAATGGTGGTGGTTTAGTTCAAGGATATCGTGGTGGTGGTTTGATTAAAGGACTCGGTAAACTCATTAAGAGATCTCGTGATGTTGGTGGATCAGTAGTTCAAAGTGCATTAAAGATGGCTGGTGTACAGGGTATTGGTTCCAATGTTTCTCCTCCTACAACTCCAGGTGGTAGAAAGGTTACAACAATTGCAATACCTGGTGGGCCTGCAGGTGAATCAACACCTCCTCCTGATAATGGTGGTAAGAAGATACCTGCGTTCAGTGCATCTGCTAAGAATTCGCAGAGAAAAATTAGAACCTTGGGGATAACTTTATAATATTATGTTTGCAGCATTAGGAAAAGTAGCGGTTGGTGCAGTCAAGGGTAAGGCTAAGAAGATTGCTGCTGACAAATTATTGAATAGAAAGAAAAAGACTGATGCCAGAAGAGCAAAGGCACAGGAAGTAATGGGTGTTGGTCCAGAGAAAGGTGGAGCAATGGTCAAAGCACCAAGTAATGCTCTGACAAATATACCTCTTGCAGATTCTGTATCAGCAATTAGTAAGAGTTCTTCTGGTGGAGGTGGAGGAAGTGATGATACTGCAGAAGGTGTTGCGTTAAAAATAAAAACAACTGTTATTCAGGTTGAAAAATTACTAGCAGGATCTGTTGCTACTCAGAAGAAGCAATTACAAGCACAGAAAGATGCACAAGAAGATGCTGAGTTTGCAAAGGAAGAAGGAGATTTAGAAAAGAAACTACCTAAACAATCAAAGAGTAAATTCAATATTCCTGTTCCTGGTAAAGGAATGTTAGCGACTGTAGTTGGTTTTATTACTAATGTAGCATTTGGTTTTATCATAGTAAAATTGATGGATTTCTTACCAAAATTACAAGGGATCCTTCCTAAAATAGGAGAATTTGTTGATGGAGTATTTGATATTGCAGGAAAGGTACTTAATATATTTGCTACTGTAATTGATTTTGGATATAAACTTGTTGATGGTCTAGGTGGATTAGTTACGAATGTTTTTGGTGAAGAGGGTGCAAAGAAATTTGAAACCTTTATGACTAACCTGAAAGATTTAATTCAAGGGTTTTTAATTTGGAAATTGTTGGGTGAAAAAATATTTAAAGCAGTTCTTAGGAGTGTAACAAGAGCATTTAGAATTGCTAGAGTTATTATTAAGAGGTCTCTTAGGTTTGCTAAGAAATTTCTTTCAAATATAGGAAAACAATTACTGAAAATTCCTGGTGTTAAAAATGTAGTAGGAAAGATTGGTCAAATTGGTGGAAATATACTGAGTAAAGGTGCTTCAGTTGGTGGGAATATACTTAGTAAAGCAGGTGGTATTGCTTCTAAAGGTGCAGGAGCAGTAGTAGGTAAGGTAGGAGGATTTGCTGCGAAGATATTTGGGCCTGCAGCAAAAGTTGTAGCACCTGCAATGAAGGCAGCAATGCCAGCAGTTAAAGGATTTGCAAAGAGAATTCCTATCCTTGGACCTATTATTGTTGCAGTTGTTTCTCTCATGTCGGGAGAACCAATTGGTCAGGCATTATTTAAAGCAGTTGGTGCTGGATTGGGTGGAGCACTTGGAACATTTATTCCTATTCCTATTCTTGGAACATTAATTGGTGAAACGGTTGGTGTGTTTGTTGGTGATTTAATGTATGAATTGATAATGGGTGGTGGTATAGAAGCAGTAGGTAAGAAATTAAAAGATACATTTAAGACATTTATAGAACCTGTATTTAATTTCTTTAAAGATGGTATAGGTAGATTCTTTACTAACTTCCCAACAATAGATATTCCTAGTGGATTTGGAGCTCAAACAGCACTAGGAAAACTGTTCCCATTTTTAGCAGACTCTAAAGGTTTGGTGAAAAAATTCCCAGATCCAAGTTTATTAATACCAGGTATAGGAACACTTAAATTAATTAAACATATGGGAGCATCATTTATGCCTGGTATATTTGGTGAGAGTTCTGGTGGTGGTGAAAGTTCTCCTCCACCTAAAGATAGTGGGGATGATAAAGATACTTTGAAGGGAGAAGTAAAAGGTAAGACACCTCCACCACCAAAAAGAAATAGAGATGAGGTAAAAACAGATAAAACTATAAAATCAGACCTATCAACAATCACCTTTGATGGAAAGACATATCCTAAAGGACTTTCGGGCCCTATGGAAACGTTTGGTGGTAAAGGTGGTAGTACATATTCTGATACTATTGATTCTATTAGTGATTTTGCTACCTATGAAGAGTCTGATGGTGGTAATGAAATTCTTCTTGCACCTTCATCTTCTACTGGTGGTAAAACTCAGGGTGGTAATCAAGTTGTTAAAGAAAAGATTGTTCAGATTTCTGTGGATACAAGTGATCCATACGAAGTTTTATATAGAGGTTAAATATAGATATGGCA